GGGCGGAGGTGGGGGGGGGGGGGCGCTCATTTTCTTGTTTTTGAGTGAGTAATTGCGGAGTAAAGGCTGTTTTTGTTGACATATCCCATCTGCCGGACAATCATGTCAGCAGTACCGCAGGCCACGATCTCGTCCGTTTTGGCGTTGTAGACCGTGTACCACGACATCAGGTCGTTGTCTCTCATGCGCCCTGCCGTGGCTCTTCACCGCTCAGTACCCAGCGCAGGCGGCGGATCACATCGGCGGTTTTCACCTCGGTGCTCCCATTTTCAGCTTTACCGGTGTACCATCCGATGGACTGCAGCAGCCGATCCCGCAAAGCGCGCAGCTCTTTCAGGTCATCCATGTTACCCTGCCTTTCTCTCGTTGGAGGTCTTGACGGTGGTCTGCTGCTGCTTCTGGGCGCTGTGCTCATAGTGCTTGCTGTCGGCAAGCATCACAGCAATGCTGAAGATCAGACCGCCGCCCAGCGCGAGCAGGATCCACGGTGCAGCCTTGACCGCTGCAGCTGCCTCCCAGCCGCCCCGCATGACCAGCAGGTGCACAATGCCCATGCTCAGCCAGATCAGCACCCGGGCTGCACCCACGCCTGCCAGAAAAGCCACGCCGAAAATTTTAAGATACCGCTTCATTGTCCTTGTCCTCCTCAGGTTCCACTCGATCCAGCAGATCGGCGGCGTTGGTCATTACCCGGATCAACCACGTTTCGGGGTCTGCGCTGTTTGCGGCCAGAGCAGCCACCAGCGCAATACAAAGGTTTGTTGCATCTATGCCGATGCAGGTTGTTTCAACCTCCGGGTTTCCATCGTCACCATACTGCACACGCAGATACGGCTTGACCTTGCCGGTCAGGCTTCCCTCATCGCTGGCTGTGATCTTCATGCTGCACCATCCTTTTCTTTCACACCGATCCGCTCCGCGTCCTCCGGCTTTGCCACCGGGCTGCGCTCTGCTGCCCACTTGGCCAGCAATGCCGGATAGATCAGATACACATCCTGCCCGCCGGGGGCGGGTGCCTTGATGTAATCGCCAAACGGGAAAACCCGCTGCTGCAGCCCCAGCTGCAGGGTGTCCTTGCCGATGGAAAAACCCACATCCCGCAGGTAATCCACGGCCACCTGTGGCCTGACAAATGCTTTCATGCTGTCCTCCTTAGCCGCGTGCTGCGGCAGCTTGCGCGTCCTTCATGCGCCGGATCTCCTCCGGGGTGAGGCCGGTGTCCTCGTACTGGCCGAGGCGCTGCACCAGCTCGTCCTTTTTGGCGGTGCTCCAATAGCCGCTCTTGATACCGCTGCACCGCAGGGCTGTCAGTCTTTCCATGCGTCATCCTCCATGTCAATGCCAAACTCCTCACAGATGGTCTTTGCCACCGGCTTGGTAAAGCCGATCAGATTGCCGTCCACCTCTGCACAGAGAAAAGCGTCACCCACGATCTTGTCACAGTCCTGATGGAGATACAGCCAAGTGGCTTTATCGTTGCGCTTGGCATCGAACAGCTTGGCGTCCTCGCCAACGACCAGCCGGATGCCGTCCACCGGCTCCCGCGCCCATTCCGGTTCGAGGCTGCTGTCCAGCACATCGATAAAGCCGTCAACCAGCGTCTCCATCTCGCCCAGCGTCAGACTGCCGTCAAGATGGCAGGGAATCAGCCGCCCCTGCGTGCCAACAGGCATATAGATCATGTAGCGGTTCATGCTTTTACATACTCCTCTTTTCGATCCACGCGCCAATGCGCTCATAGAGGGCGATCATGCGCTTGCAGTGGGCAATGCGTGCCCGGCAATACGCAACCTTGACCTTGCAGGCAAGGATCTCAATGTCATCACGCACAAGGCGCGCAGCTGCTGCAATACGCTGCACTGATATCCACCTCCTCCTGACTGGCAATGATCTCAATGGTCTTTTCCAGATCCTCCAGATCGGCGCACAGCCTGCCGCACACATCATCATAATTGACCTGCTCACCATTGATGGCAGCGGTGCCGGTTGTGCTGTTGATCTCCTGTGCGTGCTGGATGATGCCAACAGCCGCCATCAGGAGATTTTTAGTTGATGCTTTCACGGTACGCTCCTTTTGTGTCTAGCATACTAGACAATTATGCTAAAAAAATATCGCTCACTTTTTTGTCCAAAGCGCCTGCAATCTTGGTCAGGGTCTCCGTGGTGGTCACCGTAATAGACCCATTTTCAAGTCCAATGATGGTTGCACGAGACACATTTGCACGCTTTGCAAGCTCTCTCTGCGTAAAACCTTTCTCCTTGCGTGCTTCTTTGATTTTAAAGGGCATCTGTTTTCACCTCCTCTGTACACCCAACAGTCTAGCAGACTAGACAAAGAATGTCAAGCGAATTTGACAAAAGGCTTGATTTTTTGTCTAGCAGAATGTATGATGTACTTAACACCATTAAAAGAAAGGAAGGTGGTTCAACGTGATTCTGGGCGATCTGATAAAAGAGTACCGCCGAGAACATGGCTACAGTATGGATCAGTTTGCCAAAATGTCCGGGCTGAGCAAGGCATATATATCCATTCTGGAACGAAACGTAAACCCGGTAAACAACAAGCCCGTCATACCATCGCTTGAGACGATCAAAGCGGTGGCGCAGGCAATCAACATGGATTTTAATGATGTGATAGCTGTGCTGGACGGGAATCAGCCTGTTTCGCTCAAAGATGAGCCGGAGATCCCGCCGGGATTTCAGCCAATGCCCGCCATGGTGGAGGTGCCGCTGGTTGGCAGGATCGCCTGCGGTAGCCCCATCACAGCAGAGGAAAACATTGAGCGCATGGTCTGCGTGCCTGCCAAGTGGCGGGCAACGTTTACACTGACCTGCGAGGGCAGCAGCATGGAGCCGAAGATTCATGACGGTGATCTGGTGGCCATCCGCAGCCAGCCAACGGTTGAAAACGGCGAGGTTGCCGCCGTGCGGATCGATGGCGAGGCCACATTGAAGCGGGTGTACTTGCATGAGAACTTTATCGAACTGCGGGCAGAAAACCCGGCTTATACCAGCATCATCCTCACCAAAGAGGAGATGAACACAGTGACGATTGAAGGCAAGGCCGTGGGGCTTTGCAGGGATATATAAGCAGGAGAAAGTGCAGTTATGCAAAATAAAAAAAGTTGGATGTTTATTGCAGCCGGCATTTGCGGAGTTGGTTCTGCAGCATATTACTATTTCGGACAAGGTCGGGAAATCTCCCTTGCCATCGCCTCGGGTGCTTTGATGGGTGCTCTAAGCTATTTGGGCATCTGCTTTTTGTATGGCATGGTAGCAGGTGCTGCTGAATCTGTGCTCCATAAGGGTATTTTACCCGAAAATGAAAAACAAGCAGCGGGCGCACTTGATAAATTTATAGAGGAAAAAGAAAGTGTTGAAAGAAATACGGTGCAAAAATCAATCCTGTCAAAGGATGCAACCCATTTGCAGGAAACTTTTGAAATTCCGGGGGCGTATTATCATAGGACCAGCATCGCAAAAGTGGCCACCCCGAATCCTGATTGGAGAAAAAACTGTAAATCATTGATTAAAGCAGGAAAAGCAAATCAGAAAATTTATCGTTTTGATCGCACAACGAAAACAGCCGAGCTTGTTGAAGAACCGAATAATCCGCACGATAAAAATGCCGTAATGGTAATAGTTGATGGAGAAAAAATCGGTTATATCGGTGCAGATGAAAACCTTCATGTGAAAAGTATTTTGAAAAGCAAAACGATAAAAAGTATCTCTGCGACAATTACCGGTGGAGAATATAAAACAATTATTTCTGAGTCTGATATGATAAAAAACCAAAGCGGACCCTTTGTTACCGTCAAGATTTGTTATCGGTAAACAAAAACCTCCCCCAGCGCGCCAACGCAAAGCATGGCGTTTGTGAATCGGCAGCTGGAGGAAATAAACACCGTAACGATTGAAGGCAAGGCCGTGGGGCTTTGCAGGGATATATAAGCAGGAGGAGGGAACTTAGTGTGGACAAAGACCTGACTGCATCTCAGATAGACCGACAAAATATTCTCAATAATGATGCTGCGCTTGCCGAAATTCAGCAACAGACAAACATAAAGGGATTTCTCTTTGAGGAAAAACTTTGTTTTACAAAAAGCATGGTTGCAACGTATTTTGAGGTCGATATACGCACGATTGAGCGCTATGTCAGCGAGAATCAGGGTGAACTTACCGAAAACGGATATGAAATTTTGATTGGCAAGCGTTTGAAGGATTTTTTAGACTGCATCCAGACGCAGGATGTTCCCGACATTTATGTCGGGAGCATCAGTAATCGCACTTCCCAAATCGCAATTTTTGATTTTCGCGCTTTCTTAAATTTGGCGATGCTTTTGGTAGAAAGCGACCCTGCAAAGAGTTTGCGAAAGGTGATTCTGGATATCGTCATTGACTTTATCAACCGTAAAGCCGGTGGTGGAACCAAGTATATCAACAAACGTGATAGCGATTTTTTGGGAGCATTTCTTCAGGAGGAAAATTACCGCCGGGAGTTTACGGATGCATTGCGCGATTATGTTGATATGGGAAATGCAAAATACGGGATTTATACAGATAAGATATACCAGAGCATTTTCCGTGAAAAAGCAAAAGAATATAAGCAAGTCCTCAATCTGAGCGCAAAAGACAGGGTGCGTGATACCTTCTATTCAGAGATTCTCACGTTGATCGCATCCTACGAATGTGGTTTGGCTGAAATGATAAAGCAACAGTCCACAGCACTTGGTCACAAGCTGAACAACTGGGAACTTTCAGACCTTTTTACCGCATTTGAAAATCTTCCACTCTGGAAGCCGCTCATTATACAAGCAAGAACAAAAATGGCAAGTCGTGATATGGCGTTGCGAGATGCGTTCCACTATCAGCTGAAAGAGTATATCCGTCCATTGGAAAAGAATGAGTATGAACGCTTTCTCGGCGATGCCGGACACGAACTTGAAAAGCTGATGGACGAAAACCGAGATGTGTTAGCCCGATTAAAGGAAAGTCAGTAATGGAAAACATCATATATATCACGCCAGAACAGGCGAGGATCACACACGCTAAAACGGTTGAATATAGCGGTGGTGGAACGCTTGAAGAAATCGACTTTGGTCGGCTTGAGGGCGTTCTGTATAACATCCAGAACGATGACTGGTATCCTACCTTTGTGGATAAACTGACGCATTTGTTTTTCTGCACATGCCAATTTCATTGTTTTGCCGATGGAAATAAACGGTTGGCGATTACATTATCTACGCTTTTTCTGCTTCTGAATGGATATCTTTCTGTTGCAGAAACATTTTTAGCTAAGACAGAAAATATCTGCTTGAATGTTGCTGCCAGCAAAATTGATAAAGAACTTTTGCACCAAATCATACAGGCTATCATGGATGGAACCTACGATGATGACGAATCTTTGAAATTGGAAATTTTCAGAGCGATCAGCGAATAAAAAACGCCCCCGGTGCTGGAACACCAGGAGCGTTTCCGATCTGTATGCCTGCGGTAGCATCGTAGATCTCAAACAAGCCAAAACTTGCAGATCTATAATACCACCGCCGGGCAGAGTATGCAAGCGGAGGGAAGAAATGAAATGTCAAAGAACCGCCTGCGGGCGAGAAATACAGGAAGATGCCCTATACTGTCCATACTGCGGCAAAAAGCAGCAACGCACGGCAGCGCCAAAGCCGCGCAAGCGCGCAAACGGCAAAGGCTGCATCTACCGGAGCGGGAAAACGTGGACAATACAGGTGCGCGTGGTGCGTGCCGGCACGGTGGTCTATGCCCGCAAAAAGTGCGGCTTTCCCACCCGGGCAGCCGCCGAGGAGTATCTGGATACCTACACCCGCACCGGTGTAGCGCCCAGATCCATGCGCCTGATCGACTGCTGGACAGCCCTGCAGCAAACAAAAAAGTGGCAGGCGCTCAGTAAGGACAAGCGCAGCCATTACGGCACCGCATGGCGCAGGCTGGAGCGGATCCAGATGCAGGTTGTCGGGCAGATACCTTTTAAGGTGCTGCAGGAGCTGACGGATGCCGCGCCTGGTGACTACTATGCCCACCGGGATATCAAGACGCTGCTGGGCAAGCTGTACGAGGTGGCGGTCACTAGCGAGGCGCTGGACATGGCACAGGACAAGACCGCCCTGATCGAGCTGCCGCCGGTGCCAGACAGCGAGCGCGATGCCTACACCGTGGACGAGGTGCACCGGATGTGGCAGGCGTATCGCGCCGGGGACGATCTTGCCCGGTATGCGCTGATCTTGTGCTACACCGGCATGAGACCGGGCGAGCTGATGCAGCTGGATCTTGCCAACATC